TCAATGTCTGCTGGTACATCTTTTGCAAGTGCAAGATATAAATCTCTTGTTGATAAATGAAAGTTAACACCTTTTTTTGAGTTTGCAATCGCAATACCATCGTAACCAATTTTAACTTCTGTAATATCTTTTACATTATTTTTTTTACAATTATCTATCTCTGTTTGTTTTATTCTTCTTGATGTATTTGTTATGTCTGGATGTTGTGTTCCTAAACCAGCACAAAATAATTTTAATCCACCACCAGAACCAGTTGACTCAACTACTGGTGTTTTAAATCCACTAGTCTTACCGAATCGTTCTGCAACAGTTGTTGCAAATGGATAGACAGTAGAACTACCTACTATTTTAATTTGGTCTCTTGCAAATAAATTCGTTGCAAATAATAATGTAAATATAAATAAAAAGTTTCTCATTTTTTTCTCCTATATTTCCATATTACTAGCCTCAACATACAATCCTTTTAACATTGTTTTGAGTCTATTTTTATCTAAGTTATTGACATCTAATTCATCAACATATGAATCTAATAAAGTAACTGTGTCTTGTGCATTTTCAATTATTTCATTTTTAACATTCTCTGCTTTTAAATCTGAAAAATCTTCTATAATTTTAACATCGTGTGCTTTTGACTCTGTTAAAACTTTATCTACAAACTTATCAAACATATATAAATCTTTTTTATTAACAACTATTAGTTTTACATATTTGTCTTTTAAATCTTTTATCTGATTGAAATTATAGTCTTGACCATTGGAATCATCGTAATAAACTTTTTTAAATATTGTATGTGGATTAATTATTCTTTCTAATTCTCTTGTTTCAGTATCAAATATATGAAAACCTTTTGGACATTTATCATCATTCCAATATATTTGATAAGGTGTTCCTAAATAAAATATGTGTCCGTCATCTGACTTTTTATGAAAGTGTCCAGACATTACCATATCAAATCTATTAAACTCTGATTTATCCATACCAGTTTCACTTGGAAAACCGTGATGCATTTCAAATCCCTTTATCTCAAGGTGACCCATTGCAACTGTAGCTTTTGTCTTTTGCATCTTCTCAAGTGTACTGTTGTAATTTGTTGAATTTATCCAAGGCAGAAAACATATAGGTATATCAAACTCAACAGTTTCAGCTTCTCTGTATATCTTTATGTTCTCATAACGATTACCAATTAACTCATCAAGTGAATTTACTTCATTAGTATTCTTAAAGTATGTATCGTGATTACCCACTATCATATGCACATTTATGTCATTTGTCACAAAAGTTTCACAAAACTGTTCTCTGAAATCTTTTGCAGTTTTATATGACACAAATTTTCTTCTATCCATTACATCACCTAAATGAATACAATCTTTTATATTATGTTCTTTAAGATAAGGAAAGAATATATCCTCATAGAATTTGTAAAAATATGTGTTAAAATGGTCGTGGTCATTCCGAGCACCGAAATGGGTGTCAGTTACTAATGCTATTTTCATAATCTAATCTATTACGCCTTGTGATTTTAAATACTGTCTGTTTTGTAAATGATGTTCTTGAATTTGTTGTTTGGATTGACCAGTATATTCTACTCCGATATTATGTTTTATCATATATTCAACAATACCCATATTTCTATCTTCTTGTCCATCATAGATTATAAAGTCACCAAGAACTCTACCAAACTTACCAGACTTATCTTTCTTTGTTGTTAAAACTTGTTTTGAACCCACTGGCAAGAATCCTTCCACACACTTTTTTGCGTACAGACCAGCTTTCTTTTCTTCCAAGTCTCTTGTTCTTGATTCTGGTGTGTCAATTCCATAGAGGCGTATTCGTTCATTATGAATCCAAGTACCGAAACCCAAATCAATATTGACATCAATAGTGTCGCCGTCCACAATCTTGACAATTTCACATTTATATTCATACATTATTTCTTCCCATTTATATGTTTCCAAAGTTGTTCAACAAGGTCATCTTTTAGATATCTTCTATCTAATTCAATACCGTGTTTACGACCCAAAGTTTCCAATTCTCTTTTAGTCATTGTTAAAAGTCTTGACTTTTTAATTGGTTTTGGTTTTGGTTTAAATAAATTTGTTATAAAATTAATCATTTTATCTCCTTTAACTTTCTTATTTATTTAAGAACTTTACTAAATCATCATATCCACCTATCCATTTGTCATCTAACCAAATCTGTGGAACTGTTCTGAACCCTTGTTTTACTATATAATCTTTTGCATCTTCATCTTGGTCAACATATATTTTTTCAAAGGGTAAATCTTTTGTTTTCAATAAGTTTTCAGCCTTATCGCAATATAGACATATTGTTGTGCCATAAACTTTATACATTATTTTTCCTCATAAAAGTTTTCTAAACTCTTTTTAGTTTCTTTTTTCTTTGAACTACTTGTTTTATAAACCTCTTGACCATCAGCTGGTAACATATTCTTTTGTAAATAATCCATATACTGATTACCATAATTTGTATCATCAAGTGGATTTTGGTCAAAAGTAGCCATCATACTTTTTTCTATTATTTTATGTTTAGTATGTGTTTGTTTTTTTTCTTTTTGTATTCTACGAATAAATGCATAATATATTATTTGTGTAAAATATGAAAAAGGATTCTTTGACTTTTCTGGGTCAAAGTTATTTACATACTGTAAACAGTTTTCAATACCATCACCTATCATTTCTTCTTTATATGAATAATTGATAAAGTTAGGTCTGAATGATAAATGTTGTGCAATCTTTAAAAAACACTCACCAATATAATCTGTTACTGGTGGTCTTTCTTCCCCTAAAGATTCTGCATCTTTTACTGTTTCTTTCCACTCTGTTATTGCTTCTAAGAATTGTTTGTTATTAACATAATGTTGTTTTTTTGCAGCCAATATTATTTCCTTGTATTCATTACTTTACCATATTTTATTTTATTGTCAACCACATAAAAAAATAAATTACCTATTGACAAAATATTTTTTGGTGTTATACTTATTCTTGTATTGATTGAAATTAGTGTTTTGTATCATCATAATCATAAGGTACATTTTGATATTCATCAATTAATTCTTCTAATTCTGTTTCTTCTAAATTAGTTATTTGTTTTTTTACTTCAATACTATCATCATCAACTTTTAATTCATCACCGTTTTTATTTTTATACCGTTCAGCTTCATTATATCTTTTTAAGATATATTCGTAATATTTACATAATCCAATGTTTACTTCATAATGCAACACAACTTGATTTTTATCTATTGCAAATATTTTATCTTTAGTAAAGGTAGCCCATTTACGAAGTGCAAGGTTCTCTTCGTATTTACCATCTTTTCCCATAGTATTTACTGTACACATTTTCATAGGATATGTTATTTTAAAATATCCATTTAGTGTATCGTGTAACTTACAAATAATCTCATCACCATTTGATAATTTCATTATTCTGTAATTACTCATTCCATAACCTTAATTTTTTATTTTGAGGTTTCCATTCAACTGGGGGTTCATCTAGTTTAGCTCTATTCAGATTAATATTTCCCCAAAAATGTTCAAATACCTCTTCTTTTGTTTCTTCTATATTAAACTCAAACTCTTTATACATATTATCAATTCTTTTTTTTATTTTTTCTTTATTATATTCTAGTTTTCTACTATAATCATACATTTCTTTCCACTTAATATAATCATCTTCACTTATCATAAATTAATCCTATGTATTGTATAATCAAATTGTTCTTCGTTGTATATATTTATTCGTTCCATAAAATGACGAAGTGTGAAGTTTTGTCTATTCTTATATGTAAAATCATCTGCAATATCAAATAATTTACATTCAGTTTTGTTATCACCTAATCTCAAACCTCTACCTATGGATTGTAAAACTCTAATTTTACTTTTAGATGGTGATGAAAATATTATGTTATGTAAATTTTTAATATTAATACCAGTAGAAAAAGTTCCATATGATGCAACAATAATTGCATCTTTAGATTTTTCAGTTATAGCTCTAATTTCTTCTCTAGTCAACGCATCAACACCACCACTTACAAAAAATACCTTTCTACCTTTGTAGGTATTCTTCATTAATTCATATAAAGGTTTTCCGTGTTTCTCTACAAATTGATATAACACCAATGTATTTCCTTTGAGTGGATTAACTAATTTATTTACAAAATGTAATCTTCTTTTATCATTGACAATATAATCTATCTCATCTGCATATTTTAAATCTTTTACAATCTTACAATCATTTTCACTATATCCTAAAATTAAACTATCTATTTTAAGATTAGATAATGTTTTCTTTTCTATCAGTTCTTTTGTAGTTATAACTTTATTTGTTGTACCAAACAATCCTTCTAAAACTAATTTATGAGTTTGTAAATCATCTAGTGTACCAGTAAGTCCAAAACGATATTTACATAAATGTAATTTAGTCATTATAGATGTAAGTGATTTTGCTTTAAATAAATGAGCCTCATCACCTATTACACAACCGAATTGTTCAAAATATTTTTTAGGAAACTTATGTAAAGATTGCCAAGTAGATATCACAACATCTTTTTCTATTTTTTTACTATAACCAGAATATACTTTTTGAATATATGATTCTAACCAACCATAGTCTATAAAATCACTAGACATCTGTTCTACTAAACTTGTTGTAGGTACAAGTATCAATGTTTTAAGATTTTTTAAATGACACCATCTTGTAAGACCGTAAATGATTAACGATTTACCAGATGCAGTAGGACAAACAAAAAGACCACGACATTTTCTGGCACCATAAAGAATACTAGAAATCTGATAATCACGAGCTTTGTATGGAATTTTAAGGTGTTTAATAAATGAAATAATAGTTGATTCATCAATGTCCTCTGGTTTTGTATTAAAATCTAATTCGTATCTAATGTCATTGCGTTTACAGAACTCTCTGATGTATGGTAATAATCCCAAATAGATTTGTCCAGTAGCAACTGAGAATAATCGTATTTTTCCATCCCATATTTTATTTCTATAACTGGGCATAAATTTTGCACCAGGCACTTCAAAGGTAAAATACTCTGAGAGTTCTCTTGCAATATGTGGTTCGGTTTCAATTCGTATGTATACTTCATTTTTTTTCTCTATTTTCATAAGGTACTTCTTCTTTGTTCAATTCTGGAAAAGCATCTCTTTTAGATAAAAGTTCTTCATCTGCCTTTGTAGCAGCTGCAATCTTTTCCTTATCTTTCGTTGTGTGTGAAAGACCAAGTGATGGTCTAGAATCAAATTTACAAAAATCACCAAATG